GCAGCACATGGTTTTAAAGAACTTCAGTATGAAGCAGATAAATATGGTCAAACAAAAATTGATACACTTGTTTATGAAAAAGGAATGAAGCCACCAACAGCAATTTCTCTTGATGTTGAAGGTAGCGAATGGCGTGTTCTTGGTGGTGCAGAAAAAGTTATGAAAGAGTTCAGACCAAAAATTTGGTTATCTGGTCATCCAGAATTCATGATGATGCATTGGAAAGAATACCTGTACGATTTAAGACAATTTATTAAAGGTATTGGATATAAAGAAACTCTTATCGATTATGAGCATGAGGTACATTTATTCTATGAATCAATCTAAAGTATTTTGGGATAGCGCTGCAAAGGATCCAGAAGTAAGATATAAATATATTGCAGACGAGTGGGCAACTACTGAAACATTTTTAGATCTTATAAATAATAATAATGACAATTGGAATAATGTTTTAGAAATTGGATGTGGCATTGGAAGATTATTATCTCCTCTTGCAGATATGTATAAACAATGTACGTTTTATGCAATAGACATATCTGATGAAATGATAAAACTTGCACCTAAAAAAGAAAATATAAAATATCAACAACTTTCAAACAACCTTGATTTTGTATATTCAATGTTAGTGTTTCAACATATTGAACATCAAGAAAAAGTTAATTATATAAAACTTGCTTACGACAAGTTAAAAAGTGGTGGAAATTTATTTTTTCAATTTGTTATTGGAGAAGAAAATTCTCCATACTCTTATCAAACATCACAACTTGAAATTAATAATATATTAAAAAATGTAGGTTTTAATAATTTAATTTTTACAAACCATATGCATGATCAATGGATGTTTGTTAGGGCTACAAAATGATAAAGACATATCTATACTCTTTTAATAAAGAAGATTGTGCTGCAGATAAGTGGGACTATGGACTTCTTAAAGAAATATTTGATAAATATAATATAAAACAAATTAAGGTTAATGCTTTGCCAATAGAAGACAGAGCATTTGTTGTAATTCCTGGACCACAAAATATAGGACATGAAAAACATATAGCAAAAGAGTTACAAAATATATCTAGATTAGTTTTATTTATAACAGGGGATGAGGAAGGAGTCTTTGATATAGATAGGATAAATCATCCTAATGCAGAAATTTGGATTCAATACCCTCATAAAAAACATGAGCAGTATAATAAATTTCCGATTGGTGTGCCACAGCATTTAAAAAATAATTTACCTAATTATAAGACTAAAACATATAATGCATTTTTTGGTGGACAAATTACACATCAAAGGAGACAGCAATTAGCAGAAGTAATGCCATTGATTGAGAATGCCCTATACAAGCCTACAGATGGCTTTGCTAAGGGAGATAAGCCGATTGACTACTATAACAACCTAATGAGTTCAAAAATTGCTCCTTGCCCTGCAGGGGCTGTAGTAATTGATTCTTTTAGATTGTTTGAAGCAATAGAAATGATGTCTTTACCAATAGCAGACCTTAGAGACTCAAGTGGCTTAAAGGATGATTTTTATCAACGTCTTTTTGATGAAATAGTTCCATTTTATAAAATAGAGAATTGGAATGATTTACCTGTTATTATGTTAGGTTTATTAGAAGGATATCCAAACAATATGCATAGTGTGGTATGCTGGTGGATAAAATATAAAAGAGATTTTGGAATTAAATTAATGAGGCAGATCAATGCACAAGAATGATGTGACAATAATTTTAGCAACATCTATCATTCCAGATCATCCAAGCACTGAAATGATAGAAGAGACAATACATAGTATTAGAGCACATTTTCCAGATAATGAAATAATTATGCAGATTGATGGATTAAGAAAAGAACAATTACATAGAAAAAATGATTACGATGAATATAAAAATCGCATACTATGGAAATGTTTACATGAATATAAAAATGTTTTACCAATTATTTTTGATGAACACAGTCATCAAACAACAATGATGAGAGAAACAATAAATGAAATACAAACCTCTTTGCTTTTATACGTTGAAGGAGATACTCCACTAACTCCAGATATGGAGATTGATTGGCAAAAATGTTTAGACATGATTGAGTATGGAAAAGCAAATACAATAAGGTTTCATTTTGAAGCATTTATTCCAGAACCACACAAACATTTAATGTTTGAATTACAGGATGGATTTTTACAAACTGCTCAATGGAGCCAAAGACCTCATCTTACTAAGGCTTCATACTATAGAAATACTATATTGCCACCGCTTGATAGTTGTGCTTTTATTGAAGATGTAACTCATGGAATAATTCAAGATGATATTTTGCCATATGATAAGTTTAATATAGATGGTTGGGAAAAACATAAACTTTGGATCTATCATCCAGAAGGCAGTATCAAAAGATCATATCATTTAGATGGTCGTAAGGGAACACGTAAGTATACAAGCGATGATGAGATTAGAGGATACACTGAATGACACTTGGAATTATTGCTAGATCTGACAATACTGGATTAGGAAATCAAACACGGGAATTAGTTAAAATGCTTAATCCCGACAAAATTTTATTGATTGACTCAGAACATTTTAACGGTAATGAACAACATCCAGAATGGTATAAAGACTACAACGTAACAACTACAACAAGAGGATTCCCAACAAAGCCAGAAGTGATAGAATTTTTAAGAGGTATAGATGTAGTATTAAGTTGTGAAACTTTTTATAGACAAGACTTTTTACACTATACTAAACGAAGAGGTATTAAAACAATATTACAATATAATTTTGAATTCTTGCTTAATATGTCTGTTCCAGAAGCAGAACTTCCAGATGTTTTGCTTGCCCCAAGTTTATGGAACATAGATCAAATTGAAAAAATGGTTGATGGTAGATGTAAAGTAATTCACCTTCCACCTCCAACTGATTCAAGTTTGTTTGAAAATGTTAGACAAAACAACATGTCAAAAGATCATAATAGACTATTGCATGTTGGTGGAAAATTTGCAGCAAAAGACAGAAACGGAACTGATACTGTTTTACAAATGCTTAGGTATTCAAAAGCAAATTATGAATTAGTTATTACAACACAAAAATTTCCAGAGTTTAATGTTAACGATTCTAGGATTACAGTTGATAATAGTAATCCAGATAATAGAGAAGAACTTTATAATGGGTTTGACGCTATGCTCTTGCCTAGAAGGTATGCTGGTTTATGTCTTCCAATGAATGAAGCATTGATTAGTGGACTTCCAGTATTTATGACTGACATATCTCCAAACAATTTAATTCTTCCTAAAGAATGGTTAGTAAAATCTGAACACATTGATAGTTTTCAAGCCAAATCTTTGGTAGATGTTTATGATGGTAATCCAGAACATTTAGCAAGTATTGTTGATGAGTATATGAATAACAAAGATAAACGTGAAATGAAAGATTCTGCATTACAAATAGGATTAAATCATTTTGCTAAAAATAATCTAAAAGACAAATACTTAGATCTTATCTCTCATATATAGATTTTTCTGAAAAGTTTGTAGTTAAAAAATCTAATAGAAACATAAAAGAAGTATCTGCGGTAGACAAGTAGGGAATATGTTCTTCATCTTCATTGTGTGAAAGTGAACGCATTACACCACTTTTGTGAACCTTTACATCCTTTACTGTTTCTCCACCAACATTAAATAAATTTCCATACTTTGATCTCCAAAGTGTTGAGTACTGTTCTTCAAGAATTGTTATTAGTTTGCTTTTTTCCATTGGCATTGGAACATGAAGTTCATAACTAATAGGATTTGGTATATCTCTTCTTTGCAAATATGAATAAGTTTTTCCTAGTCTATTTAAATAAGTAGATCTGACTCCAACATTATGATATTGATTTATTTGATCTTCAAGTAATCCATTATTGTATATTTTTATTTCATTAATTTTTTTTGTAATGTAAAAATCATCATTCATTAATATAAAATCTTCGGGTATTTCTTCGGAGGCACAGGCAGCCCTAAGATTATTAAGTGCATTCTGATACTTATGTTGATTTTGTAATACTGGAATATGATTGCCAACATACCAATCTGGTTTTCCACCAACTACCCAAATTTTTGGATCTTTGGTATTTTTTACAACAGACCTAATCGAGTATCTAAGTTCTTCGTTTTCACCATCTTTGCATATGTATACAAAATTCATAACTGTCTTTCAAAAACTAAAATTATTCTATCAGTAAAACTAATATTATTAGAAAAAATACTAGGAGTCAATTCTTTCATATTGTATAATTCTTTATAAGAAACTTTCCAGCCACTATCTAAAAACAAATTTTCAATTGTATCAACATTTAAAAAACAAAAATTATTGTCACTATATACTTCATAATTGTTATAAACAGTTTCTATTATTATGGTGTTTGCTTTTTTTTGTATTGATAGATTTTTTAAAAAATTAACAGGATTTCTTAAAAGATAAATTAAACCTAAACAAGAAATTACATCCAACCCTTCAAAGTTATTTATCTCTTCTGCATTTTGTAATTTAAAAATAATATTAGGATATTTTTTTATTGCTCTTGATATGTATCTTGGATTTATATCAATACCCAAAGCACTTTTGGCATTATTTATAACAAACTGATTTGTTGAATATCCATCTAAACAACCAATGTCCAAAACATTTTTATTAACAAAAAATTTATGCATTTTTTCATTAAACATGTTAGTCCATCTTGATTTTAAATGCTCAGTTTCCATATTCATAATAACAAATCTTTCTACTTATAAAAAACAGGGCACTTTTACATGCCCTGCTTGTTTATTTACTTAATTACTTTACAGCCTTTTTGGCAACTTTCTTTTTTGCTGCCTTTTTTACTGGCTTAACATTCTTAAGTGCAATCTCTACGTCTTTTGCAACTGCATCAAATTTTCCAAAAGACTTATCTTTAGGATTGGCTGCACGAAGTGCAACAGGAACTAATGCTGCTACAAATGCTGCCCACATATCTTTAGGATCTGTAATTCCAGCGGTATAGAGAGCAATTACGCTTGCAAGAACAGAGCGACCATAACTTGAAAGCATTGCTTTTAG